ACGGCGGTTGGTGCGACGGACGGCACGCTGGACGTGTCGGCGGCCGTCACAGACTCCGTTGTTGCTTACGCGGTGGATGCGTCGGCAAAGATCGTGATGTGCGACTTCCCGTTCTAACGGGGCGGGGAAGGGGCTTCGGCTCCTTCCCCTTCTTTCTACAACACAAGGAGAATGCATGTTCGACGCGAAGCAGGAAGATCGTAACGACCTCGCGGTGGTGCCCTTCAAGTTCTGGGTCGATCATGTAGAGAACGAAAGCGGGGGCCTCGACGCTGTCCATTGGGCGTCGTGGGGAAAGCGCGGCTATGCCAACTGGGAGAAGTCCGAGAAGGTCGTCCGGTTGGTCAAGGACGCCAAGGCGATGCGCGGCAGGCCCGATGCCCAGCCCTGCGTATGGGATGCCCTGGAGCCGCACTATAACCGCTGGAAAGACGGCCTTGAGGCCGTGACGGACGGGTACGCGCTGGAAGGTTGGGCGGGCGGTATCAGCGTCGGCCAGATCGCCAAGTGCAAGTCGATCAACGTGTTCAGCGTTGAGGACCTTTCCCGGCTGACCGACGAGAACATCCACAAGCTGGGGCCGGACGGTCCGAAGCTGCGGGCGACCGCTGCGGCGTTCGTCGCCTCCCTGAACGGCGAGGGCGCGAAGCTGGCGAAGGAGAACGCCCGGCTATCGGCCGAAGTCGAGCGGCTCACCAAGGAAGCCGAGGACGACCGCAAGGCCATGCGCGAGTTCATGGCGCAACACCAGATCGAACCGGCGCCGATGCCTGCGGATGCTGCCGGCGCGTTTGCGTCCGAGTCGGTATCGCGTCCGGTTGGTCGCCCTCGAAAGGCTGCATGATGGATGAGACGCCCCGCCAGCGACTTGCGCGCCTGATGGCCGGCGTATCGGCCCCTGCCTATGAGCAGCCATTTAAGGGGTTGCACAATTCTCCGTATTCATCGTTGCCTCATATTGCGGCCGACCAATCTTCTCAAAGCTGGTCTGATTACGCAAAGTTAAATCCGGGGCAGGCGTTCTTTGGTACAAACCCGATAGATTATAACACCGGCCGCCCGCTTCCTCCGCAGGAGTTTAGACGCGAGGACGTGTTTAGAAAACTTCCGCCGTATGAGCAGCCCGGCGGCTCTTTGCCGATGGAACGCTATATGCAGCCGCGCCCGGCTCCCGCGCCTATGCCTGCCCCGGTTCCGATGCCCGCGCAGGCCGCGCCGATGCCGCAACAGAGCGGTGGGCAGGGCTGGGGCGGCCCGGAGCCTGCACCCGGCACCATTCCCGAGCCCTACGACGCCATGACCGATCCGCGCTATTTGCCTGAACAGTGGCGCGGCGCCTTCAATACGAGGTGGCAGTCATGAGTTTGTTGACCATGATTAGTAACGTCTGCCGGCGCGTGGGCGAGCCGGTGCCTAACGTCGTGGTCACGTCCACCGATGCCACCGTGCAACAGATGCTTTCCTTCGCAAACGAGGAAGGCACCGAGCTTATGAAATACGGCGACTGGCGGAAGCTGCGTCGCCAGAAGGTGTTCACGACGCTGGCCCAAGAAGCGCAGACGGGCATGGTGCCCACGGACTTGGGCAAGTGGCTGGATGAGTCCTTTTGGAACCGCTCGGCACGTCGCCCGCTGTGGGGGCCGATTGACCCGCAACTCTGGCAGGCTTGGAAGGCTTTCGACACGTTCCCGGTGATGGACGTGTTTTACATGGAAGGCGACGACATCCTTGTCCAGCCAATCCCGGAGGCGGGCGAGACGTTTGCCTTTGCGTACACGTCGAACCTGTGGTGCCAGTCGAACGCGGGCGTAGGACAGTCGGAATGGCTAGCCGACACCGATACGGGCGTGCTGTCCGAGCGGATCATGACGCTCGCCATCATGTACCGCTATCTCGACGCGCGAGGGCTGGCCTCGCAGGCGGCATACGAGCAATTCGACCTCCAGCGCCGGCAGGAACTATCGGGCGACTCGCCGCGCTCCACACAGAACCTTGCAAGCGGTGACAGGTGGTGGGCTCGCAGGCCCGGCATTGTGGTGCCTGAAGGTTCTTGGAACGTCTGATGGCCGACCTTGCTCGCAAGCTGGCGGGATTGCCGCCCGAACAGGAACAACAGTTCCAAACCTTTATGGCGTTTGATCCTGCCGTTAGGCAATGGCGCAATTCGTTCCAGAATCGCTATGGTGAGCAGCCGCAGATCGAAGGCGGCGATTATGATTACAGGGGTGCATGGGCGGCTGGCAGTCGTCCGCAAGCCGTTCCCGGCGATACGGTCCCGCATTGGTCAAGCGTCGGCAAAGCGGCCGACCACCCAACAATGTGGAAACAGGATTTCATGACGCAGTTTGGTGTCGATCCTGATGTGCAGGCGCAACAAGGATTTTCGCCCGAAATGCAGCAGTTTATGCAAGCCAAGATTGGGCGGGGCTTTTAATGGCCTACATTGCGCCCATCCGCACGCCGCCGCGCCGCATCCAAGGCCCGGCTATGGGAACGGTGCAAATCCCGGCCTCGACGCGCGGGCTCAACCTGCGCGACGGAATCGCGGCCATGAAGCCGGCCGACGCGCTGATCCTCGACAATATGTTCCCCGAGGCAACCTACCTCCGCGTCAGGAACGGCACCCAAAGCTACGCCACGGGCATCAACGGCTCTGTGCAAAGCATCATGGAGTGGTCCGGCCCGTCCAGCCGCAAGCTGTTTGCGGCGTCTCCGACCGACATTTACGACATCACCAGCACGGGCGCGGTGGGGGCTGCCGTCGTCAGTAGCCTTGGCTCTGGCTACTGGCAGACGACCATGATGACCACGCCCGGTGGCGCGTTCCTTGTGCTGGCGAACGGCGTTAACTCGGTCCGCAATTACGACGGCACAAGCTGGACGACGCCCGCGATTACCAACGTCACCAGCTCCACGCTCAATTTTCCGTGCCTGCACAAGTCGCGCATCTGGTTTGTGCAGAACAATTCGACAAAGGCGTGGTATCTGCCAACTGCAAGCATTGCGGGCGCGGCCTCGTCTTTTGAGTTGGGCGACACGTTCACGGACGGCGGCAAACTGATCGCGATTGGCGCGGTGAGCCGGGACGGGGGTTCTGGCTCCGACGATTACCTGGCCTTTGTGAGCAGCCACGGACAGGTTGCAGTCTACCAGGGCGACGACCCGGCCTCTGCCAATACGTGGGCGCTGGTGGGCGTCTACAACGGCGCACCGCCCATCGGGAACCGCAGCACGGCCAACATCGGCGGCGACCTTGCCATCGTGACGGAGTCCGCCGTTGTCAGCACCCGGCAGCTTATGGCCGGTGGGCAGGACGCATCAACCCGCCAAGCGATTACCAACCGGATCGACCAAGGCATCTTGGAAGCCTACAACAGCTACGGCGCGTTGACGGGCTGGTCTATGGCATCTTATCCGCGCTATCGGATGGCGCTCATAAATGTCCCGACCTCGAGCACGACGGCCTTTCAGTTTGTTGTGAACGTCCAGACCGGCGCTTGGGCGACCTACGGCAAGAGCGCGTCGCCGCTCAACGCGACGTGCTGGGGAATCTACAATGAAAACCCCTATTACGGCCGCAGCGATGGAACCGTCTACCTTGCGGAATCAGGCTACTCTGACGGCACCGCTGGCATTTCCTGGCAGGTAAAGACCAGTTTCCAGACCTACGGCCGGTCGGGCGGCGTGTCACGAATGACCATGATTCGCCCGCTGTTCACGGCAGGCGGGCAGGTGGTCCCGGCAATCCGAATGAACGTGGACTACAGGAACGATCGGCCGCTTTCGACTGACGCTTTCCCGATGGCTGCGGGCGCGCAAGGCGGCGTGTGGGATACGTCCCTGTGGGATGTCGGCATGTGGGGCGACGGCGCGTCCCCCTATAACAACTGGTACGCAGCCACCGGCATTGGCACCACGGCGTCTGTCCACATGGGCGGGCAGAGCAATGGCATTCAGGTCATCTTGAATGCATTCGACTTGAAGTACGAAGTCGGCCAGCGGGTGGCGCTCTAATGGCAATTATCCCCATTTTCCAGCCCAGCGAGGAATTGTTTCGGCGTGCCGTTGACGCCGTGCTGACGGGGGCGGGAATGGATAGCGCGGGCGCCTTCGCTTCCGTCCGACTCACGCCAATCACGACGGCAGAGAAGAACGCAATGGCGAACGTCAAAGGCACGCTCGTCTATGACGGCACCCTCAACAAGCTCTGCCAGAACACCGGGGCGGGCTGGGAAACTGTGGTGAGCGTATGAGCCACACGATCTTTTTCCCGAGCAACGACGCCGAAAACCTGAAGCTTTTGGAGTGGGCGGCCCATCGCATCCCGCACCTTACGCCCAGCCAGAGCATGAAGGCCGTGGGCGTCGTGGGCGGCGGCGATCTGACGTTCCCGCTCCTGGCGGTGTGCATCTATCACAATTACACCGCGCCGCGAGAGATCGACGGGAAGACGTGGTACGGCACCTGTGAGATTTCATTTGCGGCGGCGAGCCCGAAATGGGCAACGCGTCGCACAATTTCTACCTTGTTGAGCATACCATTTCTACAGTATGCTTGCCGTAAGGTAGTGACG